GTAGTAATACCACTTAATGCTCCATCAAACACTACTGCTCCGTTAATATCGACTGTAGTGTCTGAAGTAATAGTAAGGACACCATCTGAACTTTGATGTATGAAAGTTCCAGTATCCCCAAACAATAACTTCTCAGTACTATTCATAAGGATTTCATCTGAGAACGCAAAGTAGTCCTCATCTTCCATCCATGTAATAACACCATCATTACTATTAGCATCAAAAGTAAGAGTAATATCAGTATCTCCACCTGCTCCAATAGTAAATGAATCTACATTCATGTCCATTGATGTAGCACCTGCTGTACTAGAATTTAAATTCCATACTTCAGTTAGTGTGCCAGCTTTCATAACACTAAAGCGTATTTCACCATCCTCACTACCATTACTAACATCATTAGCTTCTGCTGTTATACGAGCAAATTCTGTCTCTTCAGCATTATCATTCATTAAATTAAAGCTAAGATATATTTCATCTCCGTCAGCTCTAGTTGAGTTTAAACTCCGAAATGTACCTACTTTGTTAGATGCATTGTTAGTTGAGTTAGTAAATGTAAATGCACCTGTTGAGTTAGCTGCACTATTTCTAACATCTATTTCACTAAGGGTAATTTTATCTAACCCTTTTACGTATCTAATTTGAGAACCTGACTGTATTTTGATGTCATACACATCTTCATCAGCTTCAGAAAAAGACCAATAACCTGAAGAGTTAGTTGTTGTAGTGGCTTCAGTATTTCCACCACTATCTATTAATGTAATGGAAGCACTTTGAATAGCAGTTCCATTGTCTGAATATAAAAATCCTGCAAGATTGATTGCCATTATAAACCTGTACCTCCTAATCTAGAATGATCTCTGTACCTTAATGCTTCTCTTATGTAATAGATTGGATTCTCTTCTAAATGATCCTCGTCTATAAATATTAATATAATTCCTTGTGATGCTAATTGTACCCTAGCTAGTATATCTCTAGTCTTAGTTTCAACTCCCATCCCATAGTGATAATAATTTCCCTGAACATTTATTGCAAGGTCAGGTGGGTTTCTAAACATAAAGTCTACAACTGCACCACCCTTGTCTAAACGCCCTCCCATTAAAGGACTTTGATAACTAAAATCTTCGTCAGGTATTTTACCTAGTTGTTGCAATATGACAAAAGTAATCCACTCAGGTCTAGACCCTTGCCACGAAGCTGGCATCTCAGGTATTGATGATTGAGTTGTCATGGTTCTACCAAAAGTATTTGTGACTGTCCTCTTTCATCATAGCCTGTGTACTCTAATCCTGATGCAGACGCTATATCTACATAGTAATTTCTAGTACCACCACTATCATCTCTAAAAGTAAATTCAACTAATTGTTTATTTTCTATAGCAGAAACTAAATTAGATCGTAATCCCATAGGAGTATTACCTTTATAATCAGTACTTAAATTTAAAGTTACTGTGTGTCCAAACTTAACATCTAATTTTTTTCTAAATGAAAATGTAGTAGAAATTAAATCAGGACTATTAGCTTTATAAGTAGTACCAGCAGTTCTAGCTAAATCAAATTTAAATTTAATTGCTCTAAAATCTTTACCATTAGGTACGCTATCACTATCTCCAAAGTTATAAGTCTTTATTCCTTCAGTTGATCCAACTGTAGTAGAATCTACTCTTCCTAAAGATACATAAGTTGTTGAATAATCTAATGCATAAGAAACATCTATCAACTCATGATCTGTTGCAGTATCCCCACTAGATAGCCCTGTAGCTTCTATTTTAAGCGTAAGGGCTAACTTATCTACTTCTACCTGACCTGCATCAAACCAAGGCGTTTCATGAGTTGCTGTTTCAGCATAATCAAAATCTGCTACTTGAGATGGGTTAACAATGTCAGGACTTAAAGCCATGTAATAAACTCTGTTATTAAATAACCACCATAATCTATATGTATTATACGCATTAGATACTAAGGTATCTTGTATACCTCTACCATTTTCGGTAGATACCCATTTAGTTTGCCACCCAACTTCGTTATAGCCATATATAGCACTCTTACCACTAGATGCTTCTATAACAGGAGAGCCGTGTCCATGAGTTACAGAGCTCCATTGGTAACCGGGCATTGTAGTTGTATTAGATATACCTGATTCATTAGTAGCTGATGCATCTACCATAGCAAATAGTTCATTGTGAGAAGCGTCTAATCTTTTAACAACTCCTCGTTCATCTGATGGTAATCCGTCATCTTTGTCTAAACCAACTGTAGTAATAACAGCATTGTTACTACCATTTATGTATTTATAAATTCCTTGTCCTGATGGTATGTATACAGAATCACGCCATCTTTTTGTTCCTGATCCGTTAAATTCATGGTACGGAAAAGCAACTTCTGTTTCTACCCACTTGGCATTAGCTGCGTCATGTGCGTATAAACCTAACTTAGTTGCCGCATATAAAACTATACTTCCTGCAGCATTTCTAGCTGTAAATAAATCAGTAACATAATTGTCAGGTAATGGTAATTGAGCATCATCAGTAGGTGTTGCGTTTGGTGTAGCTGCATACCATAGCTGTCCAGTATCATCTATTCCCCATAACTTATTATCCCACCATGCTAAATAAGTAGCGTCTTTTGAATTAGTTGCCCAAGCACTACCATTGTAATAATCAAATCCACTACTGTATGCAAATATTAAATAAGAAACATCTGATAGCCTAACAGTTAAATTGTCTGTTGCTGCAGAAGCTAATGTTCTTAAAGAAGAACCCCAACTGTCAGCAGCGTTAGAGTATTTAAATATTTGTTCTGAATATGCTGTATATATTTCATTTCCATACTCAGCAATTTGTCCATCACTAGCTGATCCTGTATATGAGGTAGCTTCAGCAGTTTGTACTGCTAACTCAGGTAATACTAAATGTCTTTTATATCTAAGCTGTGCAGTAGACCACCATGCTTTATCTACATCTACAGCACCTTCCATTCTTTCTGTGCCTAGTCCACCACGCCAATCAGCCCAAGATATAACAGATGCTCTAGTTTGTGAGTCTCTACTAGTATCACCTATTGTTATTTTTGCTGGATACAAAGAAGCAAGTACTACCTGTACTGGTCTAGATATAGGGTAATACACCCCATTAATAGAGACTTCATTTGCTTCTACAACTTTTGTAGCCATTATTGAATAGTCCTTACGTTAATTAAGAATGGAAAAGCTCTTTTGTTTTGTTCAGACATTCCATAATAGAACGCTGCTTGTTGTCTTTTAGCATCAGGATCAGTACTAGGGCCGCCTGATTGTGCTGACAATGCTAAAGCCGTAGCTTTATTAATTACATATCCATCATCTACCTCACAAGTAGATGTATCAGATGTAAGTAAAGCAGGTTTATCTCCACCTTTTAACTTAAGTAAATTGTATCCAATAACTTGTACGCCATCTCTAGTAAACACTATATCTTGTGCTACCTTGTCTATACTCCACAAGTTGTTGGGGATATCAGTCCATGTTATTGAATCATTTTGTACAACTTTGATGTCATCTAATCGTACTGTGCAAGCACCTAAATCACTATCGTATTCAAGAGCTACAGCCATAATAGCTGTGTTAGATTCAGGATTAGATAAAGCAACTCTTACATAAGTCCATGTGTCTGCTGTTAAAGCAGGTACATCTATAGACTCAAGAATAGTTCCTGCAGCTATTGTACTAGTAGTAATTGCTGCGTCATCTAAATGTATCTTTAGATTACCAGCAGAAGTAGCTACTGTACTTTTAACCCAAAACTCTATGTAATCGTACTTACTTAAATCTTTAGCAGTAAAAGTATCTCCTGCTATATCTCCTGCACTAGCACCTGCAGCTATTACAAACTTGTTACTAGCTGTACCCTGTTTGTAATCTTCACTGTCTACTGATGCCGTAAAGTCAGAGTCAACACTAGAATCAAATACAGTATTACACTGGTGTATACTAGTCCACGTAAACTGACTCCTATATTGTATCTTGTTAACCATGCTGAAATTGCTCGGAACATCAAATCTTCCAGTTTTTCCATTAGCATGAAGGTCATCACTTTCCATAGGATCGTATACCTGACCTGTTACATCTAAAATAGCTTGGTTTATAAATTCATTAATAGCATCAGGTCGATAGTGAGCATCCCATATTTCGTATGTATCTCCTGCAGCTGTAGCAAAAGATAGTTGTTGTTGGAATGTTAGCCTATAAGCAGATGCCGTATAGTCGCTAATAATTGTAGTTTCAATATTACTAGAATTAGTAGCATCATTAACTACAATCCATTTACCATTGTAGTTATCATCACCACCAACTAGTGTTAGTGATATTAGTGTAGTTTGTGATCCTGCATCATAAGCAGTACCAGTTCGTATAGCCCCAAGGTTATATCCAACGGACTGCCTAATTTGTTGACGAGTACGTTTCTGTATAACCAAAGTAGACTCCTATGTAACTGGTTCTAATTCTTTAGCATTTCCTTTGCCGTTTTTAGAAGCAGTTGTTTTATTTTCTAATTCTTTTTCTAATTCTGCAATTCTTTCTTGTAATTCTTTAACTGTTCTAGTTAAAGCTACAATCTGTAACTGCTGTGCTGCAGTTGGATTGTTAGAAAAAACTGTATTTATATCTTGTAATGTAGGCTCTATGTTATTCATGATAATCCTTTGTAATACCTTTTGTTATTTGTACTTTCTCTACGCTTTTCAGCATATTCTCTAAACTCTCTAATAGCTTTGCCAACTTCTTTTCTTTGTTCAGGAGTTGGTTTATTTATTTTCCCTTTAGTTCGTACTTCAAATAACCAGTTCTCAAATGCTTGAGCCGCCATGTCTTCTATCTGAGCTTGAGAAATACTGGAATCAGCAGGTATCTTTACAACGGATCGTCTTCCACTTTCTTTATCGTTAAAGTGAAATGTATGGATAGTTATGGACTCCCCTGTTTCAGCGTTATTACCACCTACCATAGAAGATTGTAAATTTGCCCCTTGAGGAGTCCATAAATCCAACATTAGTTAAGCTCTAATAGTTAAGTCTACTAATGAATATTCTGTTGAAGCAGCTACGTTAATAACAGAACCGAGTAAAATCTCAGCACTCATATTGTCAGCAACTACGTCACCTGATCCGTCTGTAGTTGAGCCAGTCATAAATTGGTTACCTACAACGAATGTTCCATTAGTTAATACAGCACAAGCTCCAGCAGTTTGAAACCAACCATAAGAACCTGAAGCGATATCTCTGTTTGGTATTCCTACTACAACTCCATCTATATCGTTTACATCCCATACTTCAGCAGCTGCATAAATAGATTTTGCAAGACCAGCTTGTGAACTAGTAGTCAAAGCTGTAGCTACAAAATCATTTTCATGTAAATCGATAGTTAGAGATGCACCTGTAGCTGCTGCAGAGTGTCGTCTAATATTCCATACCTGACCTTCGCCAGCTACATCATTAATAAACACATACCCATCTTCGTAGTCTCCTACGTCAGTTACAGTACCTGTATAGAAAGCAGAGCCACTAACAGCAGTAGAGCCACCATTAGTTAAAACAATCTGCTGTGCGTTAGCTGCAGCTGCGGAAGCTACTGCTAAGTCTTTAATATGATCTGAGGCTGTAGCCTTCTGCATAGCAATTTTACCAGCAGTAATAGCTTCACCTGTATAACCATAGTAATAGATTCTTCCATCAGGGAGAATCATTTTTGTACCAATCCTTCTTTTCTTAGAAGTACTAGTTTCTTTTTCTTGTCCAAAATGTCCTTGAAGTGCGTTTGGAAATGACATTAAAACCTCCTATAAGGTTTATTCTTTAACAGGCTCATCCGTCCTGCGACTGACCGATTTTTTTTCGTTACTGGAAGAGCCTCGGTCAATCGTAACAGCTCTTTCAGTACACCACTTACAATTACAATGTTCATTAGGTGGATATGGGAAAAACCCTATTCTTGCTTTTCTAAGAACATAATCAGGATTCCCCGGTACACCTTCAATAGTTGATCCATAAGGATGTACTACTTCGCCTTGTACATTCAAGCCATCAGCGTGTCTGTACAGAGTAGTTTTAGGTTGCCAACTATCCATGTATTCCCAAGCATAGCCAGCGCTTACTAACTCTTGTCTAGTCGAATTTCGATCCTTATAGATAACCATAATTTATTCCTTATGCACTTGTTGATGGGGCTGCTGCATCAAAAGTAAGTGGAGCTCCACGACTATCGTCTAGCTCAAATACTCCGTAGTCAGCAGTCATTACAACTTCAGTAGCTCTAAGAGAAACATCTCTTTGTCTTTCTGTTCGAGTTTCTACTGAGTTAAGTACTACTAGTGCGTCTTTAGCAGCAATAACACCTATAGCATCATCACTACTATCTACAGCTAAGTTACCATCTTCAAAGATAGGAACTCCATTTAATGGTCGTAGCCCACTAAAGAAATTGCCTAGCAAATCTGATGACCATCCGTCAGGTACAGGGTATGTAGCTGATGCAGTTACTGCTGTATTAGCAATATCAAATACTGCGTTAGGATGTTGAAGAATATAAACTTGAGAACCAAACTTATTGGCTTTAGTGTAAGCAATAGAACCTGCTACATTAGCAAGGCTCATAGTTGCTCCAGCAGCACCAAGAGTAGTTCCTCCGTTTAATCCTGAATACAGAGCGTGTACATCTGTATCTTTCTTTCGTGCCATACCATCACCGAGCTGTCGCCCTATAATAGCAAACACATTTTGAGCCATCTGTCTAACAAGTTTATCTGTCAGAATAATTTTAGCTCCAACCTCACTAGCTGTAAGGTCTATTGTTGTCATGCCAATCTCTTCCTCGTCTATGATGTCTACACCATCAACAAGGTCATCCATTGACATCTGTCCTACTTTAGGAACAGTTATAGTTGAAGCTCCCTTGGGAAGATTCATAGATTCTATTAAAGCCATAGCTGGGGCGTTATGCTCTTCAGTATAACGAGCTGTAGCTATAATAGTTCTTTGAGCACTCTCAAGATTGCCAGTTGTTGCTGTTTGAGCCATTTTGCCCTCCTTTTATTTAACCTAGCAACTTACGGGCTGCCTTTGTAGCAGCCTCACTTCTATCTCCTGCTAAATAAGCATCTAGCAGTCTTTCTTCATTTGTAGCTGCAGCTGGAGTAGGAGCATTACTATCAAAAGACTGTTGTGGTGCAAGTCTTGATTTTAGTTCTGCGTTCTCTTGTTCTAGCTTTGCTAACCTAGACATAGACTTAGCTATAGAATCCATTTCTTGTGGAGTCTGAGCTTTCTCTAGGTCTAGTAATGAATCAATACCTAAATTATATTTCTTAGCATAATGTATAGATGCATTACGCTTTCCTTGTTCTACTTGAACTTGTTGTTTCATATTATGTTCAAGTTCAATTTGCTTAACTCTACCCTCTAAATGATTTTTAGTTTGAGTTTGAGCTTCGCTTTCGCTATACCCCTGATCTCGTAACTGTCTATCTAAAGCAAGAGCTTCTTGTTCAAGCTCTCTAATAGTTTGCTCTCGTTCTTGCCTTGCTAACATTTCTTGTCTTTCTTGCAATAACTGTTGTTGATCTACAGGTTCGGGAGTAGGAGTAAAACTAATTGGTGGTTCTTCTACGGGAGTTTCTTCTGTGGGAGTTTCAATAGATTCTGTAGGGGGAGTTTGTTCAGCTCCATACTCTGTATAAGTAGTTTCTTCAGTATTCTCTATTGTTTCATCTAATGGCAATTCAGATTGAGTCGTCATAGTAGCTCCATTTATATTTGAATTTAAACTCCGTGTCAATATATTATATGTATATCTTATCTGTTGTCCAATACAGCTGCCCAGTTGCCTCTATTCTTTAAAAATTCTCTTCTAGCTTGTTCAGACATTACCCATCTATCTACAGTAGATTTAGGTAACAAATTGTAAAAGCCTTCATGATGTTGAGTGTTAGATATATTTCTAATTATGTAATTACTAAAACTATTAAACAATCTTCCATCAGGAGTTCTTCTTGTCCAAAAATTATTTTGTAATTGTTCTAATCTATTAAAATCAAAAATACCACTATTAGGATTAACAGCTTTATCGTAAAGTTCATACCACTCATTTAATACATGTTGCCCCGGATTGTCTTTATCATATTCAGTATCGTCTTGGTATTTACCAAATTGTTTATTTAAAGCTGCACGATTTAATGAGTATGTATTTTGTATTTTGTCGAACTCTTGTTTTAAAGTAAATCTAGGATTTCTTCCAAACTCAGGATGTTCTCTAAGATTATGAAAAGCACTTAATAGTTTCATTTCTGCTTCTTGCCTTTCTATATCTAATTGATCTAATTGTTGCCAATAAAGAGCATCTGTGTCTCCTTTATGTATTCTATCTTGCATTATTGAATTTAATTGATCGCTTAATAAATCTCTTAAAAGTTTTCTTTCAAAAGGTTCTAGTTCATCATATGGAATACCAATAATATCTTGAGAATAATTATTCATTATTTGCCAAGACCCTTCAGGGTATGCTCTACCACCAGTAAATTCTGCTAATCCTCTTACAACTCTTTGGGGAGCATTACCATCTTCTTTTACAACTGATTGTGCCCATATAGGCATAGTCTTAGGTAATAAAATTTCACTAGAAAAGTTTTTAATATGTCCTACTAAATCAAAAGGACTATCTCCAAAAATAGGGTCGCCCATATATGATCTGCCACTAAGAACACTAACTGTGTCTCCTAACACCGGCGCCATATTCCCTCTAGCAAATCTAACCATAGGGTTGTCCATACTTAAAGAAAATAAATCTACAACTTCGTCATCTGCTACAGTTACATATATAGAAGATGCTAGTTTAATCAATGACCTAACTTTAGTACCAAATCCAATTTGTTGTCCATAAACATTCCATGTCATAAATTGTGAACTATGAGGATTAAAATGATCTGCTATTTCATCTACATCTTCACCTAAAGCTATAGATATAGCTACAGCCATAGCACTTATAGCAGCTAATCCTGATGCCATAGTTTGCCTAGCTAATTTACCTCTCATATTAAGTCTACCTAGATCAGTTATCATAGCTGCAATAGCTCTGTTATATCTAGGTGCTAATAAAGAAAAGGATTCTAATTGTTTTTGTTTAGTAGATATACCTAATCTTCTAGGATTAGCTAATCCCCTGAATTCATTAATAAAGTCTGCTAATTCTTGTCTTGCAACAGGATCGTCATATCTATTTGTTCCAGCATGGTCAAATGCTTTTAACATTTCTATACCTGCTGTATCCATAGCACTTTCAAATGCTCTTTGAGAACTTCTAAAAAACGCTAAGTACCCTCTTCCTGCTAATTGAGTTCCGGGTATTTGCCCTACAGTATCTCTAGCTATTCTTACTGGCTTAGACCTTACAAATCCTCCTCTTGTCATTTGTCTAGCAAAATCTGTAAATTCTGTTCCTTGAATTGATAGCAATACACCTCTGTTTTTTAATAATAATTCCTGATTATTATTAATTAACTTTGCATGATACTCAGGGTCTATTATAGCGTTGATAAATCCTTTCATAACTTTAGGCATAAACGTAGGATGCTTTACTGAATGTCCGTATAAAAATGCTAATTGAATACCAAATAAAGAAGCATCTCCAGCTAATTGAAAATACCTAGAAGCTGAATTAATTACATTAAGACCACTTATTACTTTATAAAATTCATTATCATCAATAAGAGATTTGCCTATTATATTAGCAACATCTTGTCCGTTAATAGCTCTAGGGTTTCCATTAGAATCTACTATAGTTCCTAAATTAGTTGGTTGATTTTTAGTAAATATTTTCCCTGAAAATGCAGGAATACTACCAGCTAAACTTCCTTCTTGTAATTTAGCTGCATTTAATTCATCTTTAAATTCCATAAATACGCCATCAGCTATATATTTTTCATCTCTTAATGTATCAATAAGCCCATTTCTATATCTTGTAACTTGTTTTTCATTTACTGTAGATACATATGGTTTACCTCTAACAACTTCTAATAATTGGTCAATAGCTCCTATTCTGTCTGCTACCAAAATAGATGTTGCAGATTTTTCAAATGTATATTCAAAATTTCCTGTTTCTTTAAAGTTTTCAAATGCTTGACTAACAACATATTTTTGAAATCCTAATTTAGATTTCATATTATTTAATTTTTTAATTGTTTCTGATGGAACTGTATGTCCATTTTCTTTTAATATTTCAATTTCAGTTTCTAATTCTTGTACTTTTCTAAATAAAGCTTTAATTAATCCTTTTCTAGGAACAAGAGTAACTGGTTGATCTGCAGCAACTTTACCTGCTTTAACAAGTTGTTGTAATGAAATTTTAGAAACATCATCTAACATTCCTTCTACTTCAGGTAATACATTTTCAATCATAGTTTTAGTAGGAGCACTTATACTACCACCACGTTTTGCTCTTTGTAATTCATCAATTAATGTTTTAGCTGTTTCGTATCTTTTAGTTGTTAAAGCTCTGTGAGCAATAGTTACATCAGGTACACCAGTAGTTCTTGTGTAAATAACATTATTAGTAACGTAGTCAACAAATCTTTTTTGAGCTGCTCTTCTATATGCACCTACTATATTTATTAAAAGAGTTTCATCATCATCTAAATATCTGTAACCTGCCTCTATACCTTCTTCTTCAGTTTCAAAGAATCTTTTCTTTTCTTGAGCTGTTTTCATGCCCGGTTTACTAGGGCCGCCTATAACAGCAACATCTACTAATTCTCCATCTGTTAACATTTTCCCCATTACACGCCTACCTGCGTAAAATCCACCTTCTTCTACTTCTAAAGTATTTATATCTATTCCTTCTGCTTTAAACATAGCTAATTTAGCTTCATCTTTACTATTAGCTACATCTATCCATTTACGTTGTGTACCAGTTAATAAATTTACCCATCTTGAGTCTGAAGGATTAGCTCTAATATCATTTACATTAAACCCTTTTAAAGTTCCTTGTAGTCTTCCAGCGTCATCTAAATTTCCAAATACTCTAGCTTGAGTTCCAATTTTAGATAATTCTGAAAATTCTATTTCTGCTAATTGTTTACCTTCTTCTTCTAACATTTTTAATGCTATTAAAGATTTTTTTAAAGGATCATTAGCTATAGCTGAAGGATTTGCTGCTCCTATTATTTGTTTAATACCCGGTATTAACATTAACTTATTAGGATCACGAAGATTAGTAGCTATTGTTTCTTCTACTGTTGTAAGGGGAGATAATTGTCGCATTGGAGGTTGTATTTCAGGAGAATCCTCACCAGCAGTTTTAAATACTCTAGCAATATTTTCACCATTACCTGAATCAGCTACTCTAACAGTATTTTCTCTAATACCATAATGGTTGAAAGCTGCATCATGTAATTGTTCAGGCAAATTATTTCTTATTTTATTTTCAGAAGGTGTATACGGAACAACTATAGTGTCAAAAAATTCTTTTAATTTAGGACTAAGATTTTCTTCTGTAGGAGTTCCTTTAATAGCACGATATAAATCTATTACCCATTGTTTAAATTTTTCAAAGATACCTTTTATTTCAGGAGTTTTTGCATACCCGTTTCTAAGATATGTTTCAAATGCATTTGCAAATATTTCTTCATTTTCATAAGTCCAAGCAACTTTATTAGATAAGTTTTGCCATTGTTGTTTACCATGAACAAATTCACCAACTATATTTAATTCATCATTAGTTAAATTTCTTCTAATAACATGACCAATTTCATGATAAAACACATTAAAATCAGCAGATTTAGTTGCTTGTACTACAAAACTTCCATCAGTATGAAAGTCAGTAAGACCTAATACTGAACCACCATTTTTAACTTGATTATTTATTTGGAACTCTCTTGACTCTACTCTACTAGTAGCTTGTAAAACATTCTGAGCAGAATGTTCATATTGAGGCTTAACTGTTATACCTTTACTTTTTGCCCATTCAGTTAAATTTCCTTTCCCATCATGTAAATCAGGATGATTAAAATTAATTGCATGATTACGAGTCGTAAAAGGCATTTCATTGTTTTCAACAATTTTAATTAAATCAGTATTACCAACTGCATCATCAATAACTTGTTTAGAAATAACTCCTTTTCTTTCTTGTATTTCTAATGCCATTTTAGTTATTGCATTTAATACTAATTGTGGGTCTGATTTTAATTTAGCATTATCTAAACCAAATAATTCAAAATAACTTCCTATTGATAATGCTTGTGATTCAGGTTCATACTCATCAAGAACCCCTGCTTCTTCCATAGCATCTATAACTTTTTGAGTTCCCGGAAGTTTTTCCATATCATCATCTATAAATTTTAATTTATTTAATAACTGAGGAATTTCTTCTCTACTTGCATAATAATTTTTTTGAAGAGCTGTTTCAACATATTGTTTAAGTAGACTAAAATTATGTGCAACAGTAGGAACTTCGTCAGTTAAACCACCAGTAAGTATTCCTTGAAAAGAAGTTTCAAAAGTAATTGGATGTAATCTTTTTCTCATATCTCTAGTAAACATTAAATTTAAATCTGCTTCTACTTCAGGAATTAATGCTACTTCGTCAAGATCACCAAAATAATCTATAAATTGTTGTCTTGATGCTTTAGCAAATTGTTCTGATTCCCAATGATCTATTAAATCATCACCACTAATAGATTCAAGAGCATTTTTTATTTCTTTAGAATATCCTGCAGGGTATTCTAATTTATAAGGAGCATGATCTAAATTTCTACTTAAATATTTTAAAACATCTTGATCGGGTACAGCATTTTTGTCTATTAAAGGATTACCATCTAAATCTTTTTTCCCTTTTTGCCAACTTTCTGTAAAAAATTCAATATATTGATTTAATTTACTTGATCTTGCAAGAATACTAGAACTTGTATACCCAACACCAAAACTATCTATAAATTCATCTCCACGAGCATCTGCTAATTTTTCTATATATCTTTCTAACCCTTTATTAGCTTTTTGATCCATTTTAATTAATTCATCTTTAGAAAGAATTAAATAATTTATTCGAGCCTCTACAATTTCTTCAAGTTTTTTAGTATCAGATTTTGTCCAATCAGCACTATATTCTGATTTAAATTGAGTTGTAACAACATCTCTTAGAGCTTCAACAAAATTTCCGTCTCTATAATCTCCTAACAATTTAGAACCATAAAGACCTTCAGGATTTAATCCCATACCTGTTTTAGGATACCTAATAAAATATTCATTTGATGACGACCAATTAAAAACTTCAGGAGCACCTTCATTAGCTAATGTAAATAGCGTTTTTCTCATTTCAGGATACATCCAATTTTTTACTGAATTTAGAAAAGTAGGTATTGTTTTAATACTATAACTTCCCCCTTCACTAGCAGTCGTTCTCATATAATAATCTATAACTCTAGCTGCATCTAAATCAGTATCGTATTCTTCCATCATAATAGGTTTTCTAGAAGTATTTGTAGATTGATCGTATATTCCCCACTTACCAGTTTTTTTATTTTGAACAACATGAAAAGGGGAGTCGGGTTGTAAATATTCTGCAGGTCTTCTGTTTATATATCTAGGGCTTAAACTAGGGCTAATATATTTTGATAAAACATCACCAACTATTCCATTTCTTACTTTATCTTCTGCGTAAAAAATATTTAAAATAGGAACTGATGAGGTGTCGTTTGGTTTAGTAATTATTTGTAAAACTAATCCATCAGCATAATCATCTTCAACATCAAAAAATAATTCTTTTAAAACATTATTATTTGGTTCAGTAGATTCATTTCGTAAAATAAATCTTTCATCATTTTTAAATAATTCTATAATTTCATTTAATGGATTATTTCTATTATTTAAATCTTTAGCTAAATCACTAAGTTTAGGATCATGAGGACTAATTTGAAAACCTATAGTAGGAACTCCTTCTTCAAGGATTTCTGATTTTTTTAATTTACTTAATAAAAGATGGTCATTATTTTTATTTCTAAAAGGTTGACTTGGGCTTAATGCATCTTGATTCATCCATACAAATAAATTTTTTCTATTAAAAACTCCATTAGTTTGAATTTCAGTCATAGTTTCATTTTGAAATTCACTAATTTTAGCTATTGCTCTTCCATTTATATCTTTTAAAGATTCTAATCTTATAAAAGTAAATGCTGCTGTTGTTCTATCTGACACAACAGCATTAGGAGTATCTCCTCCTCGTATCATTATTTCTTTATTTTGGTAAAGATCATATATTTCTTTTTCTGTAGGAAGAGGTTGTTCTTCTCCCCAAATATATTGAGCTGAATCATAATCAGGTTGTACAGCTTTTGCTCGGGCAAATGATTGTGGTGCACCATCTATATTTTCGTAATGTTCGTTAGCTACAACAAATTCTTTAGGAGGATCAACACTTCTTATATTAAGTCTTTTGTAAACATTATCTTCAGGTAATCCTGCTGCATTTACTTTGCTGTAAATAACTTTAGCTGGTTGCGTAAATGCTTGCCCTGTACTTGATCCATTTCTTAGTATATTAAATTGTTCAGAGTGCACATCATTTTCTATTCCAATTCGCTGTACAGCAGTAAAATAACTTAAATGTTCTTCTAAATCTGATACTGAAATAGTTGTTCTTCCTTGAGATTTAAGTTCTTCTAGAAAAGGTACAAGTTGTAAAGCATTTATTTCTTCATTAGGAATATTTAAAGAATTTACATTTCTTCCTACTTTAGAAATTACTATATTTCTTTTACCGGGTTCTTTTGCTATAAAACCTAATAATGAATTAGGGTCTTTACTATCTCCAATTTTAAAAGCATCTTGTTTTTTGATATAACCTAATGTACCTAAACCTTGCATAATAGCTCTGTCAGAAGGTTCAACGTCTAATTCTTTTCTAAATAATTTAGAATCTACACCTCTTGTTAAATCAACTAAAAGTGAAAAATTTCTATTTAAAGAAAAATTATCTGAAGTATTAATTACAGGATTGTCATTTATTTTAAAGTTTCTATATTCAGGTTGCGGCCCAAAATAAGTTTGAGGTATTTTTGGTTGAATTTGCATTCCTGCATTTGCAGCTAGTACATCTGCTTCATCAGAAAAACGATTAGCTATAGCCATATTATCACTAGAACTGTCGCCTTCAATCCATCCTGCTTGTCTAGCTTTTTGGTCAGCTTCTAAATGGAAAGGTGATCTAATTCTAAATCCATCCTGCTCTCCATTTTTAAATGGATTTAATCCAGCCATTATCTGATACCAAGATTCTTGTAATGAAGGTGCGATTGTTTCTTCAAACCCTACGTCAGGCATACCATACCTATATACAGTAGTCCCTGGTTCAGAATAATAACCATGAGGAGAAAAATCTGAATTATATAATTTATCTGCTTGTGTTTGAGATATTCCTTTTACAGTTCCTACTCTAAATAAATGATTGCTATCACCATATTTTTTTTGAGATTGATTAGCTAAAGTATTCATTACTACATCTAATTCTTCATTATTTCTAGGAATAGCAAAACTTTCTACAGCTTCTTTACGAAATCTAACTGAATCTTCTGTAATCAAACCTTTATTCATAGTTGGATTGTGATCTAACATAGCTATGCCATGTTTACTTAAATCTTTAAATACAACATCATCAGAACTAAATACTCTTCCTACAGCTCTAACATATTGTCCAAGCCTTTTGGTAAACATACTACCTAATATTCCTGTTGCTGCTGCACCAAATCCCCCTGCGTGAGATACATTAGGTAATGCTCCAAATTCAATAGCATTAGCTACCTTATCAAAAGTTGTTGTTTCATTACCAATATTTTCCATTACATCATAACGAGTATATACACCTGCTATAAGTGCGGCAGTATTAGTTGCAGCTTGTGCTGCAAAAGTATTGTCTAATATATCTGAAGCTCCAACCTGTCTTTGTTTAGTTACATCATAAGGAAGAAGTTCACCTGTTTTAGATTTACCACCTACTCTAGATGCTGAAGCAAAAGCAGCAATATCAGCTCCTAATTGAGTAGTTAATCCCAGTATTCCATAATTAGGTTCATCACTATTAATTTGCCTAATTTGATTAGCTAATTCAG